AAGATTCCTAAGATCGATGAGCTGCTGAGCTTGCATTTGCTTTTGAGTTGCTGTGAGCAATCCATCTTCTACATTGCAATCGTATCTAGGGAATAACTTGTCTGAGAATTCTTCAGAAGGAGCTCTACCTAGTATTCGCTCAACTTTTCCACTTTCGAAGTTGTTTTGGATGTAATCTATCTGAAGTTCACCAAGTAGCTTTTGGGTCATATCAAGTTCATCAAAGAGAACTTGAAGCGTTGTCAGTCCAGCTCCTTGTCTCAACATGGAAAGAATTCCAGACTTCTCATCTGTTGCGCTTCCTAGAAGCTCTTCATTCACACCAGCGATCTGGTTAATTTCATCACCAAGCATCTGAGACAGCTGCATAACATTTGCAGAAAGATCAGGAGGAGGAATGACTTGCACATCATCCATTGATGCGGAGTCTCTTAAAGCGAGAGCTCTGCCCTGACCATTCAAGAAAGCATCATTTGGATCTACGAGTGCCGATTCTTTGTACTTGATACCCGAATTTATTTGACTCTCAAGGCAATCAAGCTCAATGACTTTGCGTCGATTGTATAGAAACTGCGCATCACGCAAGCCTCTGACAGCGCCCTGCATCTTCAATGAGTAGTATGGAATGTTAGGCTCAAAATACCCATATACGCCGATGAATGGGTACTTATCACTGTTATTTGGATTTGGACCGTTGTACATAACACGATTGCCAACTAAAATAGCGAGCTTGACCGTATTTTTTTCAATAGTGGTCACTCTAACAGAAGGATATGCTGCAAGAAATTGATCTAAATCTTCTTTTTCTCCTTGCCACTCCTTAGTGTCGCCTGTCTCAAGATCAATGAGCAGCTTTACTTTTCTGGTATCTGCGTAGTAGTACTCATCGTATGGAAGTAGATTTGTAATTCCATACTGATAATTCTCAGGGAGATAGATAAACTTGTCATCACGATTGGCGGTGATAGGTAACGAGTTTATGTCTGCTTCTCTACCAGGCAAAAGAGAAATGATTTGGGCTCTACTCATCCACTTACGAGTCCAGATGAAATTTGCATCTGAGAGGTCTCGCTTCTTGAATGTTGTGTCAATGAGCACACTGTTGAATGACTTATTTTCTACCCTTATATCGCCATTAACAGGGTCGAAACGATAGTCCATCCAAACAGATAGAAGATTAAAGCCAGAAACGCAAGCTCCTTGGAAAGCATCCGATATCGTGTTATAAACGTTCTCACTGTTATTCACCCATTGTACAACCCCACTCATATCGTCAGCTCCCTGCTGATCCTTAGCGTGTGTTGGCGTTACTATAGTTGTTTTTCTGTTCCTACGCTGATAACCCGTAATCATGTTGATTACTCGGCGTATCCTGTTGAATTGAAACTGTCGTCTATTTTGTAGTGGTAGTGTACCGTAAATTTGATTCCATAAAGTCTGATCGCCACAAAAGAATCGTGTGTCTATGTCAGCTTCATTCCAGAACTGTTGATGCTGAGTGATATGCTGGCGATAACTATTATCTATTCTTTTTTTTATATCAAGATCGCCATCAGTGTAATAGGGTGATAAATCTGGGAAAGTCATTATATCCTGATAGTAAGAAATAGGGACACCACGAGCCTAGACCCGTGGCGTTCTGTATCTGAAGGGATACAGGGCTAAAGAAAAGGGACTCTACGTTTTAAATAGGTCCCGTACACATTGTGCACATGGCACATGCGCGAAATGAATGGGGCGCAGTCCGTGGTATTCGCCGCCGGTGCCCCCGGTCATAGGAGGTTTTAATTCCTAACACCTGATTAAAAATTTATATTACCACATTTACGAATTTTTACAAAATAGGATGTGATTTCACGCTTCCACCAACACCATATTTTGCTTTTAGCTCTCTATGTTTCTCTAGGGAATATGAAGACTGCTGCATGTTTTCTACTGCATAGCAAAGATACCTGAATGCATCAGCAGCGTGACTTGTGTAATCATGCAAAGGATTCTCGCTGTAGACATTCAGCTTTTCATTGTATGATTTACGATAGCCTTCGAGACATTTGAGAGCGTGAGCACATTTTGTGGCATCGATGTAGCACTTAGGTAAATACTTTCTAACCCTTTCGATACCTAAGAAAATATCTTCTCTAGGCAATACAATTGGTTTTATGCCTAACTCCGCAGAGTATTTCGATAGAGAGCCACCAAGACCAAGATTCCCAGAGCCAGCGTCATGAGGCATATAATGGTTTCCATAGACATACCCATATTTAGTTTTCTTCTGCTCTAAGATGTTGATATAGTGAGGCAATCCCTCTCCATGATTTTCATAGTAGTCGATGATTCTGATCTCACCGCCACCACAAAGTTGATAGAAAAAAATTGAAGTGCTGTCACCGTATCCAAGGTCCCACGCGGTATGAACCTGCGCATAATCGTCCTTAGACACGTTTCTTATTTTCTCGTCGAGGCGCATTTGTGTGAGGATTCTTCCATAGTAGGAGCCTTCGACGCCTCTGTCGAAGTCGCAGAAGTATTCTTGACGAATAGTTTCTGGCGAGACTCCCCGCTTTTCCATTTCGACAAATTCTTCTGAGCTAATAATTCCTGAATCGTCATTTGTTACCTTCTCCGTATACCAAGTTTCTGGATTATCTTGAGCATACTTCCATAAGTCGTATGCATGGTTTCGACCAAAAGGCGTAGTATTAAAGAGAGCCCACCCTTTGTTTTCTTTGAGGATCGGCTCAATAACCACATTCCATACGCTGGGGTGGTGAAAAGCATATTCAGAAAAAACAACACCGATTGGGTTTGTAGATCGAAAAGCATCGCTGTTATCACTCCCTAGAATACGTATTATAGAGCCGTTGACGAGCACAATTTGCATTTCTGAGTTGTTTGGATCTTTAGCGAGAAGCTCTTTAGGTATATAGTCAAGAAAACGCTTTCCTGTGCTAGTCATTCCTTCCCAAATAGCCTTTCTAGCCTGATTCTGACGTGGATATAGATAATAGTACGCACCCTTTTCTTGTATAGCTCTTGCCCAAAGATAGTTCCAGCAGGCAATATCTTTACCATGTCTGCGAGCCCAAAGGAGAAAGGCACGCTTCTTAGTACCGATTCCCTTGAAGAAATTAGCTTGCCAAGGTCTCGGACTGAAGTCCGATTTCACTGATATTTCCATTCGGTATAGTGTCCGGGTGCATTGTTACTTTAACTGCTGTTATGGCTTTCTCGCCTTCGTCTCTGTAATCTCTTTGACCTAAGAGTTGCTTTCCAAGGAAAATCAACATCGTTGTGTTTCCAGCCATAGCAACTTCAAACTGTTTACGTCTCAGTGACATCTTTCCATCTGCGGAATATCGATCGTATATTTCACTGAAAAGCATTCCAAATTCTGCTTTACAACGTTCTGTGAGAGTCTTATCAGTAACACCTAGAAAATCTGCTATTTCTTTTCTTGTGGAATTCATTTTGCAGAGTTTTTGAAAGTCTACCCAGTCGATTTCCTTCTCAAATGGTCGATTTCTCTTTAATTTCTTTTTCATTTTTCCTCAAATAAAACTTTTATATACCATATTTTTTTATTTTCTCAAAATTTCAGTAGAAAAAATTCGTGTTAAAAATTCCATGAAAGGTGTAATCTGACTAGCCATTGCAAGGAAACGGAGGCAAACATGAGCGAAATGGAAATGGTTGAAAAAGAAATAATGGGTTGCATAGAATCTAGTATACGATTGCCCATAGACGAGAGAACGGAAGTGTGCATACCATGGAACAAATGGCGAGAAGTCCTAACGAAAATGGCGGAGAGAAAAAATGAACAACGGCCAAGATTGTTTTGAAATTTTTGAAAAGAATATTGAGAAGTTTATTACCAGCAAAGAAGGTAAGGATTATGTCAGCGCTAACAAGGGTGAGATCGTCAACTGTTCCAGAGACAGGAGTGACGTATCAAGAAATGGATTCTTCACCGTCGGAACCGCCTGCTCCAAGGAACTCGCCGCATTTAGCGCCCAATGTAGTACACAACT